GTTCTGCTTGTGGTTCTTCTACTATCTGTGGATCATCTTCCGGTTTCGATGTCGTTTCCGGAACGACATTTTTATCTCCCCATTCGAGGAACTCCACTCGGTCTGCGACCACATCATGTGTGTATACCGTTTCTCCTGCTTTATTCTTATATGAGTCTGTCTGGAGTCTACCTTGGATACCTACCAATCTGCCTTTCTTGAGATACCTTTCACAGTTCTCTGCTGACTTACCGAATACTGTTATCCTCGGATAGTCTGTTTTCTTTTCTTCTCCGTCCTTCTTCATTCTGTCTATAGCAATAGTGAATGTTGCTACAGCCATTTGAGATTTAGAAGTATACCTCACTTGAGGATCTTTCGTGAGCCTGCCTATAAGCACTACGCTGTTCATTTTATCCTCCTTGATAAATTCTTCGTTTATCTTTAAAACTCGCTGAAATCGTTGATTTTAACCCAATACTGCTACCATGTGTGCTATCTCATCTGGAGTAAGGGTATTGATGCCTGCACTCTTGCAATCTTCTACCACAGCATTGATGATTCTTGACATCTCCTTCGAGTCATATGTAGATGTGCCGAAGTATACCTTTATGCAGTTTCCGAAATCCTCTGCAAACCACCCGGAAGAGTCATGCCCTTTTGCCCATCTGTCTATAAATGCTTTCTTGGCTTCTTCCTTATCTGCCCCTGCCACAAGGATCATCTGACAAACACCATAGTCTCTGACATAGTGCTTATACAGATCATCTGATGTAGTGTTCATCTTGACAGCTAACTGATTAAGCAATGTCCAAAAATATGCATTCGCATTCAATGACCTCTTCTTGCGGATCTCTTTTATGGTGATAAAAATATTCTTGCCTATCTTTGAAATCCAATCATCGACTAATCCGTACAGTTCCTTGCAATCGGATTCATCGAATTTTATAAGAAGATTAACGGTCTTATCTGTATATGAATTTGTACAATCAATACCTTTTAGTTTCATGTCTTACTCCAAATACGATTTAGTAAAGAGTCGTATAAACTCTGCTCTGTCTCCGAATCTTTCTTCCCATTTCCTTTGGCACAGGCACTTGAGATGCAAGTCCAGATCCCGGTCTTTGTGAACAGCTTGGTTAGATCCTGTATGGTGCTTGTTACATAGCCATACCCAACATCCGTACCTATCGCTTACATCTCTTCTGCCATTACCACCGAAGATGTGATGCTTCTCTACATTAGGATTACCGCAGATGAAGCACACCTTCTCGTTAGATACGATTGACCTTTTTCGGGACGGTAACTCTGACATATCCTTTAGATCCTTTCTTTAATTCATCCTTGAGATAAGTCTTATAGATATCAAGATGATCTGCCTTGAATGCTTTCTCATCAAATTTCTTTACGATCTTGTCCTCACCATCGGCTATAAGAGTGAATTTAACTCCATTAGATGTAGTCCACTTTGGAGTATTCTTGGCTTTCATTACTTGATACATCTTCTCCCGAAGATTGTCATAGTCCGTCTGCATCTGCTTGAATAATGTGAGATCCTTCTCAAGCCTTTCTATCTGATTTCCCAAGACCACCAAGTCCCTCGGATAAAGTTCCTGCTCTGTAAGAAGAGGATTCTCTCTGACTTTATCAAGATCATCTCTGAATCTGTCTACCTGTATGTTTACTTCATCCATCCAATCTTGGTAGTCATCCATCTTGATGAGGAATATCTGAAGCCTTGAAGGATCAAACTCTTTAGAATAGTCTCTCGGTCTTTCGTATACTGCGAGATAGCCTTTACTTTTTTTATACAAATCCATGTAGAAGAGAAGTTGTACTATGTAGTGCTTATATCCTGCTACATCGGAATGGATTTGAGATGTGGTCTTGACTTCCAGAATAGAGTCTGTTTCCAAGCCATCACAGTTTCCTCTTAAGTCATCTACGATCTTGACATCCGGAACGAAGTTCTTTCCGAGATACTCATTGACATAATCTCTTATGACAGGCTCCATCTCGTTTCCGTACTCTATCTGTGGTGATGTAATCTCCTGCCTATTTTCGGGAAATACTTTCTCCATTAGGAGATCCCATCTTCTCTTAAATGGTGATATCTCCATAAGGATGGGTATGTCAGACCCTCCTATATACTTTCCTCTGTCCTGTACTACACTATCTGCTTTCTTCATTTGCTGACCTCTCTTCCAACTCTAATTGCAAGCCTTCATAGATCTCATTGAATCTCTCTATCGTAGTCTCCTGCGATAAGTGATACATAGTCATTAACTGTTTGACCGTATAGCCTAATTGCTTCCCAAGTTTTATCATTCTGTCTCTTGCTACAAGCCTTGGATCTGGTTCTAAAACAGGCATTTGCACCTGTTCCGGCTCTGTTAGAATCAAATTCTTCTTTTTTGATTCTTGTGGCTTCGGTTCCTGTGGCTTTAACTCGTTTGGCTTTGGCTCTTCTGCTTTCTCTTCCGGGTCATCAGTAAACTCCTCTTTGTTGTAGATATAGAGACCAAGACCGAACATCGCCAAGTTCTTGGTGAGACATCTCATGATCGCTCTGTTGATATCAGCCATAGATGCCTTATTAATTGTAAATTTCTTACCGCTTTTAAAGACCACATTATATGGTTCCTTCTTCATTGCTTGATTGTGTTTATCCAATACTGTCATCCACATCTCTTTGGTCTCACTATTGATTGTCACCGATGTGAATACCATGTATCCGAGATCCTCATCAAATATATATGGTCTGTGGTTCTCATCCTTCCATATATCATATGTCGCTCCCGGATAGACCTTCAGCACTTCATCCCATGCTATTGACCAAGGGATATAGTCAAGTCCATCTCTTTCTGCAAGCCTGCCTTCAAAGTTGACCTTCTTTAGAGTCTCATAAACATTAGTCATTCTTTATCTCCTTTCCTATATGTCTGTATACTGTCGCCATTGATGCATGAACATAAGCGATTACTTCTGTAGCATCTACATGTTTTAACTGACATTCCATGTGATTCTTTAAGAGTCTGATATCTTCATCGATATCATTCCAGATCTCTTCTTCACTTGTATTTCTTATGCTCATAGATTGCTCCTCCTATCAGACCTATAAGAATGGTTCCCCAAAACCATGCCATCTTCCAAAGTCCGTACATCAAATCACAAATAGTCATGTCGTCCTCCTTACTGCCTTAAGAACAGTTCCTCTTTATCTGTCTGGAAGAAGTTAGATAACTTTTCCATTTCTTCTTCCGTCCACTTGGTTTCTCCTCTTCTCTTGCGATTAGCCTTGGCATATGTGATGCCCAAGATGCCTGCTATCTGTCTTGCTGTCATATAGTTCTTTTCCAATATTGCTTCGAGATTTGGGTAAGCCTTTTTAATCTGTTTCCACATTGTCTCTCCTTCCTTCAAGGAAGCAGTAATACCAATTGCAAGCACAAGAATTAACCTTCTTGTAATTGTTGGTCTTGGTACAGAGATGATGCTTCACTCGTCCGTCCTTACTGATCTGTAACTTTGGACATTCTCCGCAGAAGCATTGTTCTCCCAAAAGTTCGTACTTCTCTTTAAGGCTTTCCGGGACAAACTCTGCAATTCGGTACTCAATAGTTACTGCCATCTGTCCATCGAAGTTATGCCATCTTTTATCGACTATGTCATAACCATTGCTCATGAAGTCATTGAGCCTGTAGTCGAACACTTCGGGATCGCTTTCCTTGATAGTCTTAAATTTTGTTGTCTTTTCTTTCCTCATGCCACACCGTCCTTTCTGTGTTCCAAAGACAAATAAAAAGGAACACTTGATTTGTACCAAGTGTTCCTATATAATAATCGTATGAATTAACTCTTCCGATTTTTTATATTCTTTTGTATTTCATCAGTAATTTCCCCTTGATTTTCAAGGCTTCTCCCCTCTTTTCGAGGAATTACCGCTGAATTATGATTTTAGGAATACTTGGTAATTTCAATATATCACATCCCCTCACAGTTTGCAACAATTATTTGCAAACTTTTTTAATTTATTTTATAATTATCCCAAGGAGGATCTGTGGTATGAAATGGATTTTATATTTTATATTTGTTATTGTAATGGTTTATATTATCCCTATTAAATTTTCTAAAGAAATGGATTCTAACAAATATTTTGCACTATCTTTAATTGGTCTTGGCATTGTATTCATTACTTACAAATATTTTTTTAAAGATTGGTTAGCATTGTAGCATGCCCTTCCCCACTTATAGTATAATAATAGTGCCACACCAATGGTACTCAAATCCAAATACCCCAAACGAAATGCCCGGTTTGATCCGGGCATTTTCTTTTACCATTTGCCATTTAGAAGTTCTTTCTTTTCCTTCTCTGATAGCATTCCTTTTAGAAGTTCTACAGCTTTCTTTTTGTCGTCCTTGTCATAAGATCCATTCTTATTTCCGTAGGACATATCTGCTTCATATAGAGCCGATTTTACAAGTGCTACTTTCTCCGGAGACATGTCTCTTTTGGTATAGCCTTCTGTCTGACCATCCTCTATTCCAACAGATATCTTATTAAGAATCTTCATTACTTGATCCTGTTTATCTTCCGGGAAGTTCTCCCAAGTGCTTTTGCCTTCGAGATAATCCACATAACCATTGTATACTTGGCTCTGTTCTTCGGAAGGATTCTCTTTGATCTTATCCTTAATGTAGGTATCCAATGAATCTTCCTTCATGCCATCATCAATCATGATCTTGCGGAGTCTTTCATACTCTTTCTGATCATTCTTATAAGCATTCCAGAGAACAGCCTTCTTATCCACATCCTTGGCGAATGTCATCTTTAAGGCTTCATACTCTCCAACATACTCACCTTCCCCTGCTATAGATGCCCATCTCGCACCTGCATAGTACAGATTCAGTATATTTGTTGTAGGGATTCCGGAGAACCTTGATACAGATTCTGCAAGATTCTTTATGGCTTTCTTCTGCTCATCTGATAATTCTCCACCGGAGACCGCAGTTTCTGCAAGCCCCGGAACCAGAGTTATCGCTTTGTTCATTGAGTCAAACATATCAGATATTGTAGCATTGGTTACAGATGAGAATCCATAATAGTAATCTCCTGTGAAGGCTGTGGAGAAAGAACTATATGCTTCTGATCCGAGAGGAACCATAGCGAATGCACCGCTTACCATATCTTTGCCTAACTGTTTCATATATGCCCATATCGCAGAAGGCTTAAGTTCCCAATCTTTAATGAAGAGATCTCCTTCCTCATCTCTATACTTGTCGTCCTTTCCACGGAACAAAGCCCAAAGAGAAGTCATCATGGCGAATACCGCAAGTTGGATCACCTGTGACCCTACAGCGTTTCTCATGTCCTTACCTGCCTGTTTGAAGGCTTTCTTGGATTCCTCTGACTTACTGCTCATGTACTGTGTTCTCTTTGCGACATAGTTACCTATTGAGTCATAGAGGATATTGAAGTTCTGGTATGGCTGTGTCTTGAACATATTCAGCATCTGAACCAAGGATTTGTCTGAACGAAGGAGTCCCGGTCTCTGCATTACTGTGTAGTTAGGCTGTGTCTCTTCTATTACTCTGTTATAGATATCTGCTACAGCCTTATAATACTCATCAGTTCCTACCTTAAGATCCTTGTTCTGCTCTCTGATATAGTATTCAGAAGCCTTCCAGAGTTTCCTTGTGGTGAGTAAGTCCATGCCTTGTATCCAATTAAGAAGTTCAACAGACATCACCTTATCCAATAAGGAGTCTCTTCTGGTGG